AAGTAAGATTATTCTTCTTCTAATGGTTTAGAAGGAATAATATTAGTTAGTTCTACCCAATTCACAACGTCTGGGATTTTTTTCTTGAAAATGAAATTTTCACCGTCTTGAATATTAGTAAAATATTTACTTAAACATTCCTTCCAAAATTCTTTAGATTTAGGACGAATTACACGTGGAAGCAATAACATATCTTTCTTATCTTTAGATAAGTGTTTAGTAAGCCTTTCAAGAAAGGGTTTCATAATACCCCCACATCCTTTATTTTCGTGAATAAATTCAACAAAACGAAGATTTTCCTTTCCTTCTGGTTTGCTTAAACCAATAAAACCAAGGTATTCAAAATCCATAGGATTACATTCACTCGGAAAATTACCATCAGGTTTAAGCCCCCATAGGTCCATATCAAGCTGACCATCACTCAAAATAGTGGAAATGAGTTCGTTCATCTCTTCAACTTTTTCAAGACTTGTACTTTTTTTCAATAATTCGTAAAAAACAGACATTGTTGGATATTTAGTTTTGATTTTTATATTTCATCTAGACGACTTAGGTCTTCGTTATTCGTTAAAATTTCCTCAGCTAAAATCTGATAAAAAGCCATTTTATATACTAAAAACCCAAAAAGTGTTGCCCCCATATTAAAATCGAAAGGTAAATCGTGTGAATTCCACATAGACTCAAATAATGCAAGACACGTTGGTACCAATAACCTTTTATTCAAACCAAACGATTTTTCTATATTATCGACATACGATGAAAGTGAATCTACGTAAACATAAGAAGCGATAATACCTAAACTTGCAGATACACCGTCTACGGGTGTATGAAAAATAAAATGATACGCAGAAACTGCGGCACCGTATCGTAAAGTTGATTTTTTTATTTTAGTTTTTATATCTTCATACTCTTTTATACCTTCCTTCCTTTTTGTGGGACACGAAATTCTGAGTGTTTTACTACCAGGGTTTATTATACTTAACATTTATTATATTACATTAAACTCTATTCATTAAGTATCTATTATATTATATCGAGATTGATATTTTCGTCACTGAAATATTTTTTTTTAAATTCTCTTTCTTTTTCAAGAAACTCTTCCGATCTTCCGATCGATTCATTTATACGAATCTGTATATCGTTTAATTTTTTATCGTATAAAAACGGATCCTTATTTTTTGATAAATGTCTCCATTTATCACCAAAAAGAGTTGTATATTTCAAATTACGTCTTTCGTATTCTAATTCGTTTAACATTGTTCTGTATAAAACCAATGAATACGAATCGTACTCTTCTCGGTTAAAATCTTTGTGAGAAAACTCTTCATAAGCCAGTGTTTTCATACGATTATACAGTTGGTTCTCCCCATTTATCCCTCCATTTCCTAACCAACGTTTGGAGTCTTTCTTCTGCGAATCGTGTATTTCTTCCCCCTTTTCGTGGGGCTCCTGGACACACGAGATTTTCGTGTTCGTATTTTTGAGATTTTTCCCATATAAGCCTTTGAACGTCTTCACAGAGTTCATTTGTCGCTTGGCAGAAAGCGAGTTTGTAGTCGTAAGTGTGTAAGTGCATGTAGTCCATATCATTTATATGTTAAAATTGTTAATTCTTTATTTATATTTAAAAAACTTAGGTCTATAATCTCTAAATGTTTTGTCATGTTTGGAATATTCTAAAATAATAATTTCACCTACATCATTTTTTGATATAATCTTATCCTTTGAAAAATCTGGTGATAACATCATATCCGTATACACGTTTTCTTTAATATTAATATTAGGGTAAAGCGATGTATACGACTCTGTAGTGTTTAGTTTTTTTGAGTTCGAACTCAACAAGCGAGATATGCTTGAATAGAATGAAAACATGCTATTATTTACATTTATTTTTTTATATTGTAAATACAAGATGGTTTCACTCCAGGAGTTACCCAAAAAAGTACAGTACATAATAATTGATTCAAAATATGTAAATGGTTCAAACAATACATTTTCGATTGATCTAACACTCGAATCAAATTTACATTTAGAAGAAATGTCACAGGTATGCGGTCTAAAACCAGTTGATTTTTATATCACGCAAATTGGTCAGGAAAATCCAAACACCGATACACATGTAAGTAGTGTTGCAAAATACGTTGATATCATATGCGAAGACATACCAAAAAGAGCACAAATACTAGACGAAAGAAACGGGCAAATTTTAGCACGTGTACCATTAGAAAGGCATTTTAATCATGGTGCACATACAATCATAAGAGATAAACAATGGAAAGGGTTCCAAAGACAAACAAATTTATTTAATCCCATATCTATACAAAAACTAAATTTTGAATTATACGAGTATCAGGAAGATACAGATTACGTTACTTTGCAGCCTGATGCAGAATGGTACATGGTTCTTGAAGTAACAACTATAGATGTAAAAGAGAAACCGATAAATAGAGAAGTTCAAATTCTAGAGGCTTTACATAAACTTATCGGGAAGATAGATGAACTCAACATAAATGTCGAGAAACTTCCAGATAAGAATGATATCGAAAAAATGGAAAAGGAAAAAAGGAAAAAGATTCCATTAATGTACCTTTTTATATTTTTAATGTTTATGGGTGGTGGTTATTATTTACTAAATCGTAAAGTTTCACAACCAGTACCTATGCAGATGCAGCCTACTTTTTAGCCGCTGTTTTCTTTGGCGTAGCAGCTTTCTTAGCCGCTGTTTTCTTTGGTGTAGCAGCTTTCTTAGCTGGTGCTGGTGCTGGTGCTGGTGCTGGAGCTGGAGCTGGAGCTTTCTTAACTGGAGCTGGTGTTGGGACTGGAGCTGGTGTTGGGACTGGGACTGGGACTGGGGCTGGAGCTGGAGCTGGAGCCTTAATAATATCGGCAATTTGTTTAATTATACCGTATATTTCAGTTTTGTGAATTTTTGGTCTTTGAAGAGCATGTTCAATTTGTTCTCTGACAGAGTCCATCGCGTAATATATATAAAAGAAATATTATCTTTATACTAAATGTTATTCATAGGTCCAACTCTCCTGAGTGGAATAGGTCAACATTGTAAAAAATACATGGACATTTTTCCACCGGTTGGTTATACCAAATACATTGAAATACACGAAGAAATACCGGAATCTGACCATGCATTTATATTCGCACTTCCTGTAAAATACTGGTTAGATAGAATACCCGAAATAAAAAGAAAAGTAAAACGTGTTACGTGTATGACGGTATGCGAAACGGAAACTGTACATAAGGATTACGGTAAACTTTTTGATTTATTCGATAAAATTGCAGTACCAAGTGAATACTGTAGACAAATTTTCAAAAGACAATTCCCTAATAAACATTTTTTTGTCATACACGCACATATACCCGATAAGAGACCTTATACATTTTATCATATAGGTAACGTACACGACCCCCGAAAAAATTTTAACAAAATATTAGAGTGTTTCATACGATTAAATAAACCCGATACGCGATTGATTGTTAAAGCAACATGCACATACCCGGTAAATATAAATGTACCAAATGTAACGGTTATAAACAATCTCATATCCGACGAAGATATGGAAGATATACACAGTAAATCAGATTGTTATGTAAGCTTTTCTTCATCCGAAGGTGTTGGTATGGGCGCAGTAGAAGCCGCAATAAGAAACAAACCAGTTATAATAACAGATTACGGAGGTGCAAAAGAGTATATTAACACGCCTTATACAATTGAATGTGATTTACAAAAAATACCGAGAGATGATTTTTTATACGAAGCAGGTATGCAATGGGGAAAGCCCAATGTAGACCAGCTCATGGAATTTATGAATGATGCATACAATAAAAAATTAAGATACATGGATCATTCTAAAACTCAAATACTTACTAGTAAAGAAAACATTTTACAAGAATTCGTCGTTAATGTAATTGGTCATGAAAATGATAAGTCCAGTCAAGATAGCTCCGGAAGTAAGTGATCCCTTTTGAGCGATTAACATGGCAACAATTTCATCAATGAATCCAATATTCGTTGGTTTTTTTAAAATTTCGGGAATAATTTGCGATATAGCGAGGTAAAGCGCCATGGATATTATAACGGGTCTGAGTGTTTCCTGATCTAACATTTCTATTATAACAATATATTTATTTTTTACTAATATTATAATGTTTTTTACAATACACTCCACACGTCGATTTAAAAGAACACTTTTTACCACTCATAGTGATAGCCTGACATGTAAGATCTTTGTGTCTACTTACTACGTGTTTATCCGGGACCGTATCTAAAAAAATTATTTTACTTTTCTCTCTTTTATCGTCGTACTTTTTTCGAGATTCTCTGAGCTTATGAATACTTCTCGCAAATAGTTCACATTTTTCTGTTTGGTTTTTATATAAACCTCTAGCAATATCTAAATCTTTTTTATCATACAACATGTTCATTTTGACTTTGGGTTTGATTCCTAATATATTTTAAATATTTGACGACTGAGGTTATAAAAATACATGTAATTATACCATTACATATAACATAATACCAAATATATTCATAAAACCCTAAAAATGTTGTTAATAACATTGCAATCATAA